TCCTCTAATTGATCATGAGGATTCTCTTCGTGAGCATCGATGTTTCCTTGGGCTTCTTCCATTGCATCTTCATCTTCATGCTTGGCTTCTTCCATTTCGTCATCTTTTTTAGCTTCTTCTACTGCTTCTTCTTCTACTTCTTCTTCAGAAATTACTTCTTCAACTTCTTCATTTTCTAGTTCTTGCAAACGAGCTGCAAGCATAGATTTTAAATGCGGTGTTAAAGACTCTTCTAAAGCTTCACGAGCGTTTGCAATAGCAGCTTCACGAACAGCTTTGGCTTCGGCAATAGCTTCCTTGAATAAATCTTGGTTTGCCATTATGTGTGTCTGTTTTGTGGTACGTTTATTAAAGGAAACGTAAAAATATTAATAAGAAAAGTAATACCGTAAAAACGATATATTTTTATATAAATACATACCTTTTTAAAAAACCTTTGTAACTGCCTTACTCTATACTACATACACATGTAGTTTCGCAGATTATTTCTCTAATTAATGAGTTAATTCTAGTGTACTTATCCACTATTTGATTAGACTTACCTTCACTAAGATTTTCTGCAGGTCTAAGGAATGCTCCATGTGTAGAAGGGTTGGAAACAAAGTCCCAACATACTAATTCGAAATCATCCTGTACCTCTAAAGTACCCTCGTTTGTCTGGGTTACTGATCCTGTACCTCTTGAAGAAATACCTATAGTATGTCCTCCTTTAACGATTTCTTTAACTATATTACCTGAGGGTGTGTTTAGTAATTCAACAGTACCCATAAGATCATCTCCGTTCCACCATAACTTTTTAACAACATGAGATGCATTTTTGAGAGAAACGATGGGGGATTCAGGATGGTCTAGCTCACCATAAGCATTACCGGTCTTAATAAAATTTTCTATATAATTATTTACTTCTCTTTCGAGTATAGGTCTTTTATAAACTCTACCGTTTTGGTTTTTAGCACCTGCTCTTTGCATTACTCCTGTAACTTCAAAGATACCAGGTCTTTTAACAGATTCTTGAAGAGTAAGTTTGCTTACGGTTACTTCGGTTATTAGCATCTTTTTAGTAAATTTTTCCTTCTAGGTTAAACCGTTTTTTTTCCTCAACCTTAACTTCGTTTTCGTTTAAAATCTTAACTATTAGACTCTTTACAGCTTCTTTTAGTTGAGCTTCCTGTACTGTTGTTGTACTATTCTCTTTTAATTCAACTTTAGACATACCGTTCGCTTTATCTACTGTATTAGAAGGTTTAGCTTCTTCCATCTCGTCCGCTGTATCTAAATTGGCATGATCTCCTGCTAAAAGATTTAAATAAAAATTAGGATCTTTAGTTAGATTTTTTACTACCTCTTCTTTTGCTTTTAAATAATCTTCTTGAGTACCATTAAACTTAACTACATCAAATCCTTTTTTCTCTAATTCGTAATCAATTCCTCTTTCGATAGCCTCAATAGGAAACATATCCTCAGTGTTAGCTTCGTATTGGTATTCAGGTGTTTTTTCTTCTTTATATTTTTCTAAAACTTCGCTGATCATTCCTTTATTTTTAAGAATAGTTACAGCGTCGTCATAGCTATTAAACTGTGTTATAAGAGTAGGATGGGCTAAACGTGCGTCTCGTAGGAACTGTGCTTTAGCAAATCTTCCTTCATTAACAGCATTAAATTTTTCAGTAAGTGTTTTCATTGTAAATAATCAATAAGTTTTGTATGAGATGGACGTTTAGGTCTTTCAACTTTTTTATACCCTAATTTAGTAAGAAATTTAGTAGCTCTATTATCCTTTTTGCTCTTAGAAAAAGCATAAGGAGTTGCATACTGGGCGCCAGTTCCGGGTGTAAATGTAGCACCTGTTCCTGTTGTTGATAGCTCTTTAAGTACTTCTCTTACTAAATTAATTAGTTCAGATTTTTTCATATTTTTTCTACTTCGGCTACTAATTCATAGTACTGCATTAGGTTTACTAAAGTAGAATCATCAACCCTATCTTTATTGGAGAGAGGTGTAATATTTTTTATAATTTCGTTTAATTTAATCTTTACTACTTCATCGTTAATCTTACTAACCCCAACTTCTAACCTCTCTACTATATTTTCAAAATTAGTATTTACTATTGCTCTAAGTTTAGATGTAGAAGAAACAGATGTAATAAACTGTCTTAATATTTCTTTTTGTTCAGGGAGAAGAGAGGTATACTTCTCATTAAATTTTTCTAAAAGAATTTTGTATGTAAGAAGTTTTAAATCTTTATCATACTTAGAATACTCCTCAATTAAAGAATCTTTAACTGTTTCGTGATCCTGGGGTGAGCTTGTTAAGTGTTCTAATAAAGTTACTTTGTTATCTACAATAACTTGAGGATCTACTAATTCTTCATTTGTATATGCTTCTAGTAGACAAAAAAGAGCAGCTAAGGGTTTATAATCTCTAACCTTTATCGAAAAAAATTCTTCTAAACTATAATGTTTCTTAATTTCTTTTATTAGTTGATACTTTTGATTCTTGAGTGATTTTTGATCTAACTTTCTAGAGATTTCAACTATAGAAGAAACAATAGATTCGGCTTTACTCTGATTAACTCCTTTATTTTTAAGTACAAAGTCGTAGAGCTTAAATTCTTTAGCTAAAAATGTTTTTCCAGAGTAAAATTCTTTTAAAATAGAAATAGCAGGTGAATCTTTCATTCCGAGAGTATCAGAAGCTAATTGCTTTACTAATAACTCGTATATTAGCCCTGTATTTCTAAATTTATTATGTTTGATTTTCATCAAAATTTATTTTGTGAATTAATTATAAATATCATTTAATCTTCTAAATTCTTGATATTAATTTCATCAAGTAAACTCTCTTGAGCTTTTTCTGTAGGATTAAAGATCATTTCTTTTTTAAAACTAATAGACTGTATGTCAGGATTTTTAAGAAGAACTGTTTGCGCTCTAAATGTATTTTCATTTACATTATTATTATCACTAGGATAGCCCCCTTTCATATCAAGCTTTCCTAATCGGTCTCTACCTCCTAAAGGATCTTCTTGTGTACCTATAATTGAAGCTCTTTCCCTAGGACGACCTTCAGGATTTTCTTCCCCATATCCTGTTGGTACTTTTGGAGAATCAACACTTCTTCTACCGTACAGAGATGCTAAATCGTGTGGTGTTCCGTAAGAAATTCCTGAAACGGCTGGGTCGTTTCCTTCGTTTTCTAACTGAGTAATTCTAAATGAACGTTTGGCATCCTCTCTAACCAGATCTCTAAGTTCATTAAACCTGTCCTCAGATAATGAGAATATTTCGTCATAAACGTAATCAGAAGGGAAAAGTTTAGAATCAACCATGGTACTGGCTAGATCCATTTTCTCTTTAAGAAGAGCGATCTTTTCTTGTTCGTATATAATGGACGGTGTAGTAAGAGTAATTTCAAAGTTAGTTAAAGACTCTCCTTGGAATCCTTGGGCATAGAGGTGCACGAGAGCAATCTTAGTAAGCTCTGATTCTATTATTCTTTGAATGCGCTCTACGGTTCTAGCAAATCTTATGTCTTCTGCTGCAAGAGTTGCTTTACCTTGTAGGTCTCCTTCGTATCCAAAGTAGGCTTTAGGTATTTTTAATGCAGCAAATAGCTTATCTCTTAGATAATTTACGTCGTTTGTTCCGTCGTATTCTAAACCTTTGGTAGTTTCTATACGCGTAGATGTATCATTACCTCGGACAGGTAAGTAAAAATCTTCCATCATGTTTTGCATATTGAAGCGAAGATTGTACTGCCCTGTACTTTGATCTACATAAGGGGTTTTCTTAATTTCATTAATAGTCTTCTGCATGAACTGTTCTACCTCAGCAGGAGGTATGTTTCCAACATTTATGTAGAACATTCTTTTTTCTGGAGCTCTCATTATACGATGAATTAACATCGCATCTTCCATAAGTGTAAGTTGCTTGTAAATTTTACGAGCAGGTTCTACATAAGATCTACCGTAAGGTAGGTAATTGGTATCAGAGATAAGTCTAAAGTGAGCTACTTCGTAATTATCTAATTGAATAACTTTTTTATTGGACTTAGGTATGTAATTAGGATCACTAGAAGATGCTAGTCCGTCGGGGTCTATTTGAAAGGTTACTTTAGCAGGCTCTTCAGGATCTATACCTTCGTATCGAGACATGTGGTAAACTGTATAAGGAAGTACGTTATATACTCCAAATTTTTCAGAAATTTCTAATTTTAAAAAGAAGTCTCCGTACTTACACATATTTCTAACCCAAGACCAAAGGTTAAATTCTATATTTAGTACGTCATAAAAAAGGTTATAAAGAACTCTCTGTATATTTTCATCTGATGATTTAACTGATAGTACTTCGCCTTGATCGTTTTTTAAAGTAGCTTCATCTGCTAAGATATCTAATGCAGACGCTATAATTGCATCTGTATCCATAGCCTCGTAATCAGAATAAAGTTGTATTCTTAAAGTCTGATAGTTAAGATTCGGATTAAAAATATTTTTATTATTGTAGATATAAAGACGGGAAAATCTATCTAATAGAGCATTAGTTTGATACTTACCAGTAGTCTGTATTTGATTTACATCAGCAACCTTAAGCTGGTCACCACCTACGTTGCGAACAACTATATCTGAAGAGAAAAGTCTCTGTAGTCTACTAAAAAGGGAGGTGTTTGCCATTGAGTGAAATTTTTATATAAATAGGTTTATTTGAGAAGCCAGGAAACATCTTGTTTTCCAAAAGGAGTATTTATCTCGTATGGATTATTTGAAGTGCTATTATTTGTAATTACTTTAGGATTTCTTTGATTTAAACTAGATATAGAAGATAGTTGTGCTCTAGCTAAATCCATTCCTTGTTGTCTTAGTCTTAAGGCTGTGTCCCTTACGTAAAGTGCCATTCCAAAAGACATTATAAGATCATCATTATAACCTGTCTGTGCTTGTGCTTTTCCATTCTTCCATACAAAAACTCTCATTTCTTCTAACAATCTTTTAGAATTAATTGTAACAGACCTATCTCTTACGTATTCCATCATCTTAGCTATAACTAATGGTCTAGTTTTAGCAGATTGAGTAAATCCAGGGACTAGTCTATCGTTTTCAAATTTACTCATGTAGGATTCTACAGTATCCATATCCGATCTAGAAGAGTAGTATAAATTTCTATATTCTCTTTGTAAGATTTGTTCTATAGTAGCCCATCCTATATTTGCATTCTCTACTACAAGTAAAGCATCGTTATACTCAGAAGCTATACCTACAAGTACGTTTCCAAAATCTTTAGGGGAGAGCTTGCCTTTGTATTCAGCTACTTGTGTTGCTTGTTCGATATCGAAAATATGAAAGGCAGAATAGTCAGAAGAATCTCCTCTAGCAACGTCCGCTACTACCATATAATCTTTAGTATAATCAGCAGATTCCCAAATCCATAAATTACCGTCTACTCCTCTTCTCTCTAATGGTTCTACTATACCGGTCGTTTCGTAAAAGAGTAAATCTTCTGGTAAGAAAACGGTATCCCCGGAAGAAAGAAAATCACAGTCACATTCTTGAGCTGCCATTCTTGGACCTAGGTCTGCATCTTGTTGTTCCCTCCATCCTTGATTCCTTTCAGGATGTACTGTCCAAGGTAGTCTAATAGGTAAAAATGTATTTTCTTTAGTTTCTGCTTTTTGCCAAGTTCTGTGGAACCAGTTTCCGACACCGTTCGGGGTAGATAGTACTAGAGCCTGTCCTCCGGTAGCGAGGGTCTGTTGTGCAGAAGCAAAGGTTTCCTCGATATTATCTATAAAAGCTGCTTCGTCTATAACTAAAAGAGAAACTGCTTCGGATCGAGCTGAGTCAGAATTAGAGGATGCTGCTTTAATTCTAGATCCGTTTGATAATCTTAAGCTAAGTCTGTTATTTTCAACTGATTTTATTCTTAACCACTTAGGTAAGTTTTCGTACATAAACTGTACTTTTGTTACCAAGTTTCTAGCAGTAGCTTGAGTAGTAGCAAGAGCAAGTATGTTTTTATCCTTATGAAAAATCATCAACCATAAGGAATAGGCTGCTGCAAGAGTAGATAATCCTAGCTGCCTGGATTTGA